GCAGCTAGTGGAGATTTATTAACATCAGAAATAACTGTATCAATCCTAACGAGCTGGAGTTAAAATGAGCACACACGAAGAAGACTTAGCCTTCTTGAAAAAGACTGGCCAATTAGCAAGCGCACCAAAACCAACTGCACAAACTAAGAAAGACGAGGAATAAGTATGGCAATTTATCTAAATAATAACGTAGGTGTTAAGTTGGCTACCGCTGCTGCACCGACAGTACCTTCAGTTGATATCAGCGCATTCGTTACAAACGCTGTAATTAACCAGATCGTAGATGAACTTGAAGTAACTGCTATGGGTGACTCAGCACATAAGTTTGTCGCTGGTCTACAATCAGGCACATTCCAATTAGACGTAATAAACGACTGGGCAGCAAACCAAATTAACGACACACTTAGAGGCGCATTTGGTCTAACATTGGCAGTATCAGTAATTACTGTTAAGGGCACTGTTGTATCAGCCACCAACCCAAGTTACCAATTTTCAATTTTGGTCAACAACCTAACCCCAATAGGTCAAGGCGGCGTTTCAGAAATTGCTACGTCAAGTCTGTCCTTTACTGTAAACTCCGCAATCACAGTGTCATCATCGGTGGCATTCTAACTAAGGAGTAATAATGGCAAAGCTAAAGATAACAAGGGCTAATGGTGAAGTATCAGAGCATAAGATAACACCAGGTGTCGAAGTAGCTTTCGAGTTAAAAAGAGGTATGGGAATTAGCAAAGCCTTGCGTGAAGATGAAAAGCAGTCAGATATATTCTGGTTGGCTTGGGAATGTTTACGCAGGGCTGGTGGCCAGGTATCTCTATCGTTTGATGAGTTTATAGACAGCCTAGAAACTGTCGAGGTACTAGACGAAGAAAAAAAATAATTGAGCGGTCTTCAATCCTTTACAGCATCGCACAACTGAGCGTAGAGACTGGGATACCGCCTAGAGAATTTATTGATATGGATAGCGAAATGTATGCCGCAATCATACAAGTCCTAACCGACAGAGCTAAGGAGATCCGAAATGCCAGTAGAGGTCGTAGGCGTTAAAGATGTCCTAAATGGTTTAAGTTTTATCGATCAAGATATGCGTCAACGCATTAGAGTTGCTATTGATCCTTTAATGCGTGGAGTAGCAACCAAAGCTAAAGGATTTGTGCTCAGCAATAATGCAGTTTTATCTGGCTGGTCTAAGTCAACGTCTAGCAATGTATCTTATAGACCATTTCCCAAATATGATGCTGGCGCAGTGTTGGCAGGTATTGGCTACAACCCTGGAGAAAATAAAACATTAAGAAATGGTTTTAAAGTGAGTAATTATGTTTACAACGTAAGCAGACCTGGATCTATTTACGAGACTGCTGGCCGCTTAAATCCTCAAGGCAGAGCACCATTTGAGATGATAGCCTCGCAAGGAGCAAGCGGACAATATACCAAGCGATCAGCTCGCAGCAAAGCATTCGAAGAATACAAATCTAATAACCCATTTGCTAGTCAGCAATTTATATCTGCATTAGAACCACTTACCTCTCAGCCTAAAATACCTGGCGCTCGGGGTGGTGGTCGTAAAACTAAAGGCCGTTTAATTTACAAGGCTTGGTCGCAAGATAGTTTAAAAGTTTATGAAGCTATATTAAAAGCGATAGATCAATCAGCCGTACAATTTAATAAAAAAACTGAAATTAAAAGTAAGAAGGCAGCGTAATGGCCAATATATTTGTAGCAGCCACGGCAACCTTTAATGGCAAAGCACTTACTAAAGGCAAAAAAGAAATATCAGCCTTCGATAAGCAAGTAAATAAATTAGGCAAGACTTTTGCTGGTGTCTTTGGCGCTCAGCAATTATTCCAATTCAGTAAGCGAGCAGTACAAGCCTTTGCAGCCGATGAGAAGGCAGCCAAGTCTTTAGAGGTTCAATTACGTAATACTGGTTTTGCATTTAGTGCGCCAGCCGTTGAAGATTACATAGCCAATTTACAAAAAGTTACAGGCGTATTAGATGACCAATTACGCCCAGCATTCCAACAATTACTCACAGCTACAGGATCTATTACAAAAAGCCAAGATGCATTAAACACTGCATTAAATGTAAGTGCTGCTACTGGTCGATCTTTAACAGAGGTAAGCGCAGCATTAACTAGAGGATTCTCAGGCAACACCACAGGTCTTAGCCGTTTAGGTGCTGGCATAAGTAAGGCCACATTAAAAACTGGTGATATGGATAAGATTCTGGGTGAACTTAATAACAAGTTTGCAGGCCAGGCACAAGCTAGATTAACTACCTATGCAGGCAAGATGGATCTACTAAGAGTATCTACAGAGAATGCCAAAGAAGAAATCGGTAAAGGTTTATTAGATGCTATAAGTTTACTAGGCAAGAATAGAAGCATTGAAGGTGCCGCTACTCAAATGGACACCTTTGCCAAGTCTATTAGCGATGCTATCTATGGCGTAGGTTTATTGATAAGCAAGTTAGACGGCCTAGCATCGAAGATAACTTCTGGTGGTTTAGGCGATTTGTTAATACGCTTACAACCAGGTGGGCTAGCCTTACAAAGGGCTGTGGGATTAGCTGGTGGTGCAAGAAGCGCCACTCAGCCAGACAACAAACAAGGCCGAGCATCGGCTCGTATCTTTGGCCAGCAACTACGCCTAGAAAATAAACTATCGGAGCAGAAGAAAAAAGAATTAGCGCTGTTAGATGCCAAAAATAAGAAACAAACCGAGGTTGACAAACTATCGGAAAAGTTTGATGTTGAGCGCATAGGTTTAATGAAGGCGTTGGGCGAGGCTACAGATGCTGAGACTAAACTACGTATTCAATCTAAGTTAGCCATCTTAGACAATAATGAGGCTTTGGCTAAAAAGTCTTTAGCCGAAATAAACGCAGCTAAATCAGTAACAGATTTAGCTTCAGTGTTTAATAGTTCTTCTATAGAATTTAAAACCGCAATAGAAACCCTAGCTCGTTTAAAAACTACTGTGCCTGATCTGTTGGGAAGAGTGCAGGCTGGAGCAGCTACATTTGACCGAAGTTCAGGTCAATACGCAGTGCCAGGCACAAATCAAACAAATCAAGGCGCTACCATTATCGACGTTACAGTCAACACAGGCGCAGTGTTAAGTAGTAACCAAGATTTAGAACGTTATATTCAAGATGCTTTAGGTAACATTACTAAACTAGGTAATGGAGCATTAGTACCTGCTGGCTCGATTGCGTTCGCATGACAGTTCCAGTAATCAACGCCACAATAAACTTTTCTACTGGGCCAAGCACTGCTCAGGCTATGCAGTTAGATATTGGCGTATTAGGCACAAACGTATTGGCAGATGCCGTAGCAGTTATTGTTGACGTGTCAGATCGTATTAACTTTATTCAAACAGCTGTAGGCCGTAATGCTTTATTTGACCAATTCCAGACAGGCCAATTAACACTACGCATAGTAGATCAGAATGGCGATTTTAACCCGACTAACCCGACTGGGCCTTATTTTGGATTACTAACACCTATGAAAAAAGTCAGCATATCTGCTACGTATAACAATGTTACTTATCCTCTATTCTCAGGCTTTATTACAAGTTATGTAAACACACAACCGAAAGACGCTACAGAGGTTGCCTACACAACCATACAAGCTGTAGATGCGATGCGCTTGGCTTACAATGCCCAGATTTCTACAGTCACAGGTGCTAATGCTGGCGATCTATCAGGCACACGTATAAATGAGATATTAGATCAAATTGCTTGGCCAGCATCGCAACGCCAAATAGATGCAGGTCAAACTACATTACAGAATGATCCCGGCACGCCACGCACTGCTTTAGGTGCTATGCAAACTGTCGCCCAGTCAGAGTACGGCGCAATATATGTAGGGTTCGATGGATCCTTTGTATTTAAGGACAGGCTTACAGCTACAGAGACCATAGGCAATACACCCACAGTCTTTGCAGATGATGGCACAGGTATCCCATACGCTAATGCAGCCTGGAAACTAGACGACACTCTTATATTCAATTCAGCCCAAATCACTAGGACTGGCGGCACTGTGCAATCTGCCAGCAATCAGGCCAGTATCGACAAGTATTTTATTCATTCATATAACCAACAAGACCTGCTAATGCAGACCGATGCTGTAGCCCTAGATTATGCCAGGGCTTATGTAGCCAGTAGGGCTGAGACCACCATCCGATGCGATGCCATCGAGTTAGACCTATACACCCCTAACTACGATACAGGTGTAGTAGCAGCCCTAAACCTAGATTTCTTTGATCCGATCACAGTAATTACTACCCAGCCTGGTGGATCTAAGCTGGAGAAAACACTACAGATATTTGGCGTTCAAAACATCATCACACCTAATAGCTTTAAAGTGGTGTTTACAACGCTAGAACCTGTCATAGATGGGTTTATAATAGGCAACGTAGATTACGGGGTCTTAGATCAAAACGTATTATCTTATTAAGGAGATATAATGCCAACTTTTCCAGGCAATACTGGTGATGTAGTTACTTCTGCTATGTGGAATGGGCTACCAGCCTTTACAGTACAAACTGCTAAGACAGCAGATTACACAGCTGCTAGTGGTGATGAATACCAACAATTAGTGCAGATAAATAAAGCAACTGCTATTGCATTCAAGTTGCCAACCGATGCTACATATAACTTTGCAGTAGGTACAGTTATTACAGTGTTAAATATAGGTGCAGGTACTTGCACGATTAGCGCAGTAACTCCTGGAACCACCACAGTATTAAGTGCCGGTGGCACAGCCGCATCACCAACACTTGCACAATACAAATCAGCGGCTTGTATTAAAACTGCTGCTAATGCGTGGTATGTAGTTGGGGCTGTTGCATAATGATTGGAAACATAATTCCAGGTGTAGTTGATACTAAAATATCAAATACTATTACTGCAACAGGCGGTACTATAGTTACATCGGGTGGATACAAATATCACACTTTTACAGGTAATGGTAATTTTGTTGTTTCAGCAATAGGGGGTACTCCAACATTTGAAGTATTACAAATTGCTGGCGGTGGCGGTGGTAGTTCTGGCGGTGGTGGTGCTGGTGGATTAAGATATTTTGGTGCTCAAACACCCACTGTTACTACTTATGCAATCACAGTTGGTGGTGGTGGTGCTTTAGGTAGTTCGGGTGCCTCTAATGGTACCAATGGTGTTGATTCACAATTTGCTGCTTTAACAGTATCAACTGG